GTTCGCAGTCATTCAGCCCAAGGTTCTATCCCTTGGCGGATGATTGCATTTTAATTATATGCCAAGACTATCCTTAGGATTGGGCGTGCAAGCCGTCAGTAAGGTTAGTAGTGGCGGAGCCGCACCTAGTGGTATTCCTGTGGCCAGTACGACTCTAGTTACTGTATCTGGTTCACCAGATGGGTTTAATGGAACATACCTAAAGACAATTCCTACTGAATGGCAACAACCTCTTGATCCGAATAATAACTTGCTTTGGAATTCTGGAGATGCGGCAATTCCTAACAGGTGGTCGCTCTATAATTCAGACACTAATTCTATTGTAACACATCAAACTTGGAGCGATCAAACTCAAATTCCTGCGTCTGGTTGGCCTAATGGGGAAACCATCACCGCCGCTTGATTATATGCCAAGACTATCATTAGGACTAGGAGTGCAGACTATCCGTAAAGTTGGTGGTGGTGCAGATGCAGGCCCTTCTCCATCTCTTTTGCTTCATATGAATGGGAGCAATGGTTCAACCACTTTTACCGATTCATCGTTAAACAATTTTACAATGGATGTGGTCAGTACAACGATAAGCACAGCAGTAGCTAAGTTTGGTGGGGCAAGCGGATATTTTTCAACTGAAGGTTATATTTACAAAGACACATCAGTAGACGAACTAAAGTTTTCGGGGGATTTCTGTGTTGAAATGTGGTACTATCCATTGGCATTAGATTCTAATCAGTGTCTTTACGACGCCTCTCTTATTGGTCAAGGCGGAACTAGAGGAGATGGGTGGGCAATAGCAATCGACGATACTGGACAAATGTATTGGTTTCATAATGGAACTGCAAACAACACATCAGCCAGCCCAATAGCAAATCAATGGAATTTTATTGCAGTAACAAGGAGCGGTTCAGATTTAAGGGTATTTCTTAATGGTACAGAAGTTCTGTTATTAACAAATTCTGTGGACTTTAGCAGAGGTGGCGTAATTATTGGATCTATTAATGAAACAATCGGAGCATTCTCATTGGACGGATACGTGGATGATGTAAGAGTAACAAAAGGAATTGCAAGATATACATCTAATTTCACTCCACCAACAGCACAATTCCCAAATCCGTAATGAAATATCTACTAATTTTAATCATTTGCCTTGTCCTGTCATCCTGCTCGCCACGCAAGGTTGACAATAACCCGCTTCCTGTATATTCGGATATGGGGGCAGCATCTGACCTTGGGGCAACTAAGCCATGAGCGAAGAGCAAGTCTGGGGCATGGAAATCCGCCTCGCCAGGATGGAAGAGCGTCAGGTTCAGCTTTACGCTATGGTAGAAAGGTCACTTGCTTTTCATGGGGATGTTGCTAATAGATTAGGTGCGCTGGAAACCTTAAAGACGAAGGTTTTGGCTGTAGCTGGAGTCGTTGGGCTGGCCTGCTCAATGGCGTGGGATGTCCTAAAAAACCGATTTAATTAATAGGGAGATAAAATGCCAACACTTGGAACGCAGAACATTTCGACTAGCTATACTCAGCTACTCAAGACCAACCTTATTGGTGGCTTGGATGGCACGCTACAAGTTATTACGGATGGCGATAACACATCCTCTGCCCTAGAACTATCCTCAGCAGGCGTAAACTCAACTGGAACGCTTAATGCGGTTGGGGCTACTACCTTGGCTTCTACCCTAGCTGTTACTGGCGCAGCTACCCTATCCTCCAGCCTAGGCGTAACTGGAATTGCCACCCTAGGGTCAGCAAAGATTGGTGCAAGTGGCCCAACGATTACAAAGGTCAGCTTTGGCACAGCAGCGTTTACTTCTGCTACAGTTAGCGCACACAGTGCACTAGACGCTACAACTGGAACCTTTACCCTAACTGGCGCGGCACTTGGCGATATTGTTTTTGGTTCGCTTAACTCCCTAGGCTCGGCTACTGGCACAGTTAATATCGGATTGTCGCTATACCCACAAACAGCAGACGTTGTTCGCTACTCAATCCAGAACCAAGGTCAAACCGCTGGAACAATTCCCGCTGGCATCTTCTTCGCAACCGCAATGAGGTTTACAACTTAATATGGCTAAATTTAATACAGGAGTATCCTTTACTGATGGCAGTACAGTAACAGGAGCCGATCTAAACAACATCACCAGCCAGTTAAACATCTATACAGGTGTTATCTCCGAGCAGACCGCAATGTCTGCAACTGTCAGCACGGCAGACCAGCTTCTTATTGCAGATACTGATAACGGAGATAGTGGTGCGGCCAATAGGATAACAGTGCAGAAATTGTTTTCTGACTCGCTTACTAATGGTACTTTTGCAAGCGTCAACCTAACTGGCACAATCACATCTAACCGCACTGTTGCCACCAGCGCGACTATTACTACTGGAACGATTCCTAACCTTACTGCTGGAACTACAACTGGAACAGCGGGGATCTTTACGTCTGGAACGATTTCTACGTTGAACAGCACCACTGGAACGATTGGAAATCTATCCACCACTCTTGCTGGAGATTTCACAATTACTCAAGGAACAGGAACAATTGGAACAGCAAAAATAACTCCAACAAATCTATCTCAACCATTAACACTTGCGTCATCTCAAACCGCAACTGGTGCAAGCATTGACTTTACTGGCATTCCAAGTTGGGCAAAAAAAATTACAGTAATACTGAATGAGGTTGCCTCTGGTGGTCCGCTTTTAATTCAACTTGGAGACTCTGGTGGGGTAGAAGCAACTGGCTATATATCTACTTCTATCTTAGTGGATAATGTTGGAGCGTCTGCTGGTGGTGACAATACAACTGGTTTTGTGCTTACACAAGGGGGAGTTGGTCTATCTGGTTTGGTTCAGATTGTAAGCATTTCAGGGAATACTTGGATAAGCTCACATTCTGGCAAAGTTACGCCATCGCAATCTTCATTTGGTGGCGGCTCTAAAACTCTATCGAATACATTAGATAGAATCCGCCTAACAACTGCCAGCGGAAGCCTTACCTCTGGGTCTGTCAACGTCTTATACGAAGGATAATTATGATAGCAAGAATTGAAAATAACACGCAGACTGGACAAATTAAATACTTTGATTCCAATAATTTTGAAATAGAAAAATCATTTGCAGAGGCCGAGATTTACGAAAAACAGAAAGCTATTATTATTGAGAGGTCAAATCCAGCCTACATTGCACAACAAAAATGGAATGAAATTAGATCGAGGCGTAATGGTTTTTTAATCCAATCTGATTGGACGCAACTTAATGATTCCAAGGAAAACAAGGAAGCCTGGGCAATCTATCGTCAAGAGTTAAGGGATATTCCGCAAACATTCTCTACGCCCGAAAGCGTAATTTGGCCTTCAAAACCTTAATCGGCTATGACCCTAACTGAAATCGCCCAATACGCAGGCGAGAAAATTGGCAAGACTGATGCCGATACGCTTACCTTCTTGCAAAAATCGGCCAGCCTAAACTATAGGCGAGTGTGGAACTTTGCCCCCTGGCGTGAGAGCGTTACCACATCTACCTACGCAGTTACTGCTGGTAGCAGAACAGTAACTCTTGGTTCCAATGTAGAGAACCCACTTTCGGTTGCCTACAACAATGCAGAGTTGCAGGCTATGGACTTGGCAACCATTGTAAGCCAAAACTCTTCCTTGCTTGATGACTCAAGCACAGGCACGCCTGTATTCTTCTACTTCAAGGGTCGTAACACTGGCGGGACGGCGCAATTAGACCTTTATCCCATCCTAGAAACTGCAAGCACAAATACGCTATTGGTTGTGGAAAAGCTTCAATGCCTAACCAGAACTAACCTTGTCGTTGACTTCCCTCCCTCTGCCAGCGCGATTGCAGATGAGCTTCGCTTGCCTCATGTAAGCCACGTTGTCCTTGCCTTAACCCACGCCGATGCCTTAGAGCGTGAACGTCAGTATGGCAAGTCGCAGATCGTTACCCAGGCTGCTAACTCTGACCTTGCTGCAATGGCGAACTATGAACTCTCTCAAGTAGGCGGGATGAAACAGATCACACCAATCAGCTTAGGCGATCTATCAATCGAAGAGATTATCTAGGAGGCTAAAGCAATGCCTTATTTTACGGACGCAACCGATGACGTATTGGCGTTTGACGGAATCCGTCAATTCAATGGTGGGCAGGCCAGCGGGATTCAATCGGATAACTTGGCAGAGAACCAAGTACAAGAGTTAAAGAATATGACCCTCTCTCCCCAGGGCAGAGTGGAGACTAGGTACGGATTTGCAAGCTTCTCCACAGGAGCCACCACAACAGGAACAACTTCAGTTGGTGGACTTGGCTACTATGATACCTCTAGCAACGAACAATTGCTTACAGTTTCCAGTGGAAGATTGTTTTCTATAGACAATGGCGGCGTTGCAACAAGACAACCAGCCCTTGCAACTTGGTCAGCCACAACCTCGACTTGGGGTACAACAAATCAAATATGGGAGAATGGCTATTTGGTTGCAGCCACAAACAGGGTCAACATGACTCAGTTCAATGACCTAGAGTACCTAGTTGATGGCGTTGGATCGTTAATGGTTTGGAATGGGACGAGCGTAAAACAGCAGGGTGGGAAGGTTCGCGCTATCACAATAACTACTGCTGGCACTGGCTACACCTCAGCCACAGCAAGTATTACTGGACCTGACCTTGGTGGAGATCCAACAGCCCTGCTTACAGCCACCGCTGGCGGGGCTGTTACGGCTATAACAGTACCCGACAATAGTGGTGGCGGGTATTCAATCACGCCTACTGTTACAATTGTAGGCAACGGATCTGGGGCTACGGCAACTGCTGTGATGGGCATACCTCCAGTTGGCCTGCGTATTTTAGTTACAAGTGGCAACAGGCTCTTTGGCGTGGGTAGCGGAGCCGAGCGCAATACCTTGTACGCAAG